GTGGTCTCCTTGTCCCCGCATTAAATAATGTTGGTGTTGCATGAGTATAAAAGTGTTGTGATAAATCATCATAGATTCTAAGACCCATTTCAATATCACCATTACAAATACCTAATGCAACTCTCATGTACAAATACTGAGGTCTTTCAACAATTCTGTCACTAATTTTCAAAAGGTAAGATCTTTCTAACGTTTTGAAACCAAAATAATCGAAATCGAAATCCCTTTCCTGTACGATAGCTCCGTCAATAACAGATTTGTTTTTTTTAACAAATTCATAAAGTTCGTCAGAAATCAAAGACGATTCTTTACCTGTTCTTGGTTCAACAAAAGAGTAGAGTTCTTTGATTGCCAAAGAAAACTTTTTTGGTGTTGTTTTATGTAAATTAGTTACCGCTACCCTACCCGCTAATTTTGCATAATCGGGATGTGTAGTTGTCATTGACGCTGCGGTCTCCGCAGTCAATTGGTCTAATTCAGTCGTTGTTATTTCATCGTATATACCTTGAGTTACTTTCAGGGTTATATAAGTTGGATCGACATACTCCAAATTTAAGTCAGAACACAAGGCAGATATTCTTCTTGTGATCTTATCATATCTCATTTCTTCTAATGAACCGTCTCTCTTTTTTACCTTCATCTTTTGTTATATTAAAAATCCATATCCCCGAACGCAGAGTTTAAATCTTCTTCGGTATCGTTATTAACCCCTGCCTTTTGATATTCAGCAACTCTCTTTTCAAAGAAATTAGTCTTTCCTTGAAGTGCAATGTTTTGCATAAAATCAAATGGATTCTCAGTATTAAATTTCTTTTCAATGTTTAAAGAATCTAGTAGTCTATCAGTAACAAATTCTAAATATTGTTCCATCAAATCTGCATTCATACCAATTAATCTTACTGGTAATGCCTCAAGAATAAATTCCTTCTCGATTTCTAATGCTGAAAGAATGATTTCCTCGATTCTTCCTTCAGGTAATTTATTTTCAATATGTTCGTTATATAGGTGACATGCAAAATCACAGTGAAGACCTTCATCCCTTGAAATAAGTTCGTTAGAGAAAGTTAAACCTGGCATTAAACCACGTTTCTTTAACCAAAAAATTGAACAGAATGAACCCGAAAAGAATATTCCCTCAACAGCTGCGAATGCAATAAGACGTTCCGCAAAAGAATCTGATTCAATCCATTTTAATGCCCATGTCGCTTTCTTTTGAATTGCAGGAATAGTTTCAATTGCATTAAATAATCTATCTTGTTCTTCGGTATCTTTTATTAGAGAATCAATTAGTAATGAATATGTCTCTGAGTGAATGTTTTCCATTGCAATTTGAAAACCATAAAAGAACTTCGCTTCAGTATATTGTACGTCATTAATAAAATTTTCAGCAAGATTCTCATTGACAATACCATCAGACGCGGCAAAGAATGCTAATACGTGTTTAACAAAATGTCTTTCATCGTCGTTTAATTTATTAGTCCAATCACCAACATCTTGTTGTAAATCAATTTCTTCCGCAGTCCAAAAACTCGCTTCTTGTTGTTTATAATATTTCCATATATCATTGTGTGTTATTGGAAACAGGACAAATCGTCCTGGGTTCTCTTGTAAGATTTTTTCTGTCATTATTTTAAATTTATTTATTAATATTAATTATATGTCGAGGTTTTTAGATTTCTTGTAGAGATTTCTTGCTCTCTCCATACTATTTTCCTCTTTACGGATTTGGTGTCCTAACAATGTTTCTTGTTCTGTGACATCAATATCCAAGTATTGGTTATCAAACTTACAATTAAGGAAGTTTACACCATCCCTACCAATCCTTGATTTAACAAGGGTTACATTGGCAGTTTTATTTTCTTTTTGTTCTAAACTCTTAGCAATAGATATTATAACGTGAGCCGATTGTGCCTTCTTAATCGAACCACCCATATCATCAACATTTACAACGTCTGCAGAAATTGAATTCCTATTACCTTGTGTTGCCGTCCAAACCGCAACATTCATTTCTGAACATATCGATTCTACCGCTCTGATAACTGAACCCTCTCCTTTCCATTCTTCCCCAAAGACCCCTTTATCAGATCCTACACATTCAATGTAATCTATAACTATCAAGTCCACAGCAAAATCTGAACTTTCTATTTTTCTTAATTTTCTTCTAATGTCACCAACTGTTGTTGTGTCACTAATCATTTTGATCAATTTCATTTGACCAAATCCCTCTTTGGTTACCTTTTCTTCGACTAATCTTGCAGTTTCAATTTTATTTTCTTGTGATTCACTTTGGTAATCACTATCGGTTCCTGTCCAAATTGTATAGTGTTTTTTTCTAATTTGTGATTCTGTATCTTCAAAGAAGATGTGTACAACATTAAAACCTAAATTAACTGCGGTGTTTGCGAACTTTGTAAGTATTGTTGTTTTACCTGTTCCTGTAGGTGCAATCACCATTCCCAATTCACCGTGACCTAACCCACCTTTAAGTAAGTTGTCTAAACCATCTATTCCTGTTGCAATTGGTGTCCTTGTGTCTTTTTCCAACGACTCAAGTATATTCTCAGTGATATCGGTGATATCGTCGTCCGTAACACCCACTTGTAATGCAACGTTAATTAGTTCGGTAATCTTATCGTACTCTTGGAAGTCACCACCGTCCATAATACCATGGACTTTTTTAAGTGTTTTTTTTAAATTTTGTTGTTTACAAAAGTTAAGTGCGGTGTCTTTTACATATGTTGGTCCATGTGTCGTTTCGTCTAATTCCTCAATACCAAAAAGAGTATCTGTATGAATTTTACCACTCATCGGATTAGATGTGGTATCATCCATAATTTTCTGTTTTAAAGTCGCGTAGTTTGGTATTCTTCTATAAGAATCATTAAGTTCTCTAATGTTTTGAATTATATATCTAAAGGAATTGTTCTCGAAGTATTTTGGGTCAAGTACATCAATAATTTGTTCGCCATATTTTGCGTCTTCTATTATTGATTTAATTAATGTTTGTTGGAAACCGTTGCCTAAGTTTTCAAATGTTCTGTCAGTAATCTCACTCATATTGCTTCTTTATTTAGATAATTCGTAATTCATATATTTTGTCATTAATTTTGTTGAAGATAGGGTCTCGCTAAGATCTCCTAAGAATCTTCTAAGTTTGGGACGAATGTCTACAGAGTACCTAACTTTTGGGTGGTAGATATATGCAGGGAATATCCTTGAGATAAATACTTCGTCATTTTGCTTTATCTCCAATTGGAAGTTCTCTTTTACCTCTTGACCTTCGTCATTATTAACCCCCGAAACGGGAAAATAATTTGGATTTTCGTGTAGAAATTCCAATGTTTTTTGTTTCAAATCTTCTTGAATTTCTTCACAAATATTTTTCACTTCGTAATGTAAATCGAGAGATCTTTTAACTCTTGGATTATAATTCCTTACATTAAAGAATCTTTGGCAAATTATGTTACCACTCAGGGTTAACAAAAATTCTAATTTAGTTGTGTCGTTACTACTCATTTCTTTTTTATTTTTATAACACGTTTATTTTTTTCCTTACGAGTAAGTCGTAGGAAAGGGTTGAGGAATTTTATCCACGCATCGTCTGATTTAGGAAGGACTGTAAAAATACCATCTTCCATCATCATCTTCATTGTGTTTTTATAGGATCTTCCCTCAGGATCCAAATCTTCATGTATCAAGTCAACAATAGTTTGTCTCGCTTCATCCGTTAGAAACGGTTCGTCTAAACTTACTATACTTTCATTTAAAGTGAAAAATTCTTCACCGAAAACTCCGTACTTTGTGACTCCTGTTAGAAGATTATTTACTGTGGTGTTATTTTTATCTTCCTCGAATAATGAATTTGATTTATCAATCACATGTTGAACAGTGATTGGTCTCTCTTTTACTTCGGGAAAAATTCCTAAAAACTTTTTGATTCCCATGTTTCTAATCCCCGCGATATTATCAGACCGATCACCACACATGATTTTAACGATTTTAACGTTCTTTATGTGGATATCTTCCTTCTCGTAAGGGATTATATCATTTTCTTCGTAAAGTCTTCTGTGAGAGGGGTTGTAGACCCTCACGTTTTTTGAAACTAACTGAGCTAAGTCTCCATCTGAAGAATAGACAATACAGTTTTCTTTTGTGTTTTGAGAATAGTATGCGATACTGTCATCAGTTTCACAGAATTCGAACTCTCCTTGTCTCACATACAATTCTTCTAAGTATTGTTTTACTCTTCGTCTTTGTTTTGTATATGATTCTTTTTCTTTGTCCGAACGTATTCTTGATCTTCTGTTCTCCTTGTACTTGTGGTAAATTTTTCTACGAGATTGTGAACCATCTTCACCATCCCAAAAGACAACAATCTTATCTAAACGATAATTTTCGAAAGATCTCCTAAGAGTATTTAAAAAATGATATATACCCCCAATGTGTTCTCCTTTATAGAAGTAGTTTTTAACTCCATAAAATCCGATTGTAAGTAAATTATCTCCGTCTACTAATAAAACTGACATTTATACCTTTTAAAGGTTAAACAAAAGTTGGTTAAACATCTTCTTTGATATCAAAGTCTCCGTCTATACCTAACTGTCTCTTCCAATATTCTGCATGTTCCGATTTGTATGCCTCTAAAGACTTCTTTTCTTCTGCAGAATCTTTACCACTCAAAAAACCGTGTGCTGTTATAATGATTCTACCATCTTCATAACCTAAACCGTTTACGTGGTTTTTCATAATCGAAATCTTAGTTCTCGTAGCGAACTTAACTTTTCTCTTGTCTTTGACTGCTGAGATAGGATTAGTTCCTGCGTTTTTTTGATTTCCGAATCTGAATACTAAAGTTGAATTCAACCAAATTGATTCTCCACCCTTTGCCTTTATTTTAGGTTGACTAAATGGATTATCAGGTAATTCTACCCATGGTTGGTTAACTATGACCAAAGTATTTGTATACTTAGATTCAACTCGTCTTGAACCAGATATTCTCTGATTTAAACCCATTCCAATTT